ACCAAAAATACTTGCACCACCTAATCCCGCCACGTTGTAGTTCGTACCAACTGCTGAACCACCCGCACCACCTGGAATATTTAACGTTGCATTTGAACAAGTTCCACCAGGTCCCCCTCCATAAGCACTTACAGCACCAGTACCACCAGTGGCAGTAATAGTTGTAATAGTTTGAGTTCCTGAAGAAATGCTCGAACTAGTCCCTGAGTTTCCAAAAACACCTGCTGCGCTTACCGATGCACCACCCGATCCAACAGTTACAGAAATTGTGTTTCCAGGAGTTAAGCTAGTAAGCCAAGAAATTCCAGCACCTGCAGCTCCTCCACCAGCTCCACCTTGGTTTCCAGCAATAGGGCCACCTCCAGAACCGCCACCGCCAACAACAGTAACTTTGAGTGCTGTAACTCCTGTCGGTATAGTAAATGTTCCACTGGATGTAAATGCTTGTCCGTAAACACCGGGTAATACAGATGCTATGTATACTGCATTGGTCATACTGTTACTCCAGTCAAAGCTGTTATTTCAGCAGAGGTTAGTCCTAGTGCTGTTAGCTTAGATATTGCAGATGCTTTAGCCGTTGCTTGGGATTGTTCATTAGCAGTTTCTTGGGCTTGTAGCCTAACTATTTCATCTTCTATTTGTTTATCAGTCAAATTGCATTCAGTTGGCTTAATCCATTGAACGACAACATCATTTTCCATGATAAGTTCTGCACCAGGTATTAAAGATACAATTGCATCATGTTTTCTTATTATTCTCATCCTGCAATCTCCATAGCAATAAGTTGGTTCAAGTTAGTAGCACTATAGTCATTTAAATAAACCGTTGAGGAAGTTGTTGCTAAACCAATTTGATAAGATATTGCAGAGGTTGTTGCAGGTGAGTCAACAAAATTATATGAGGTATTTGTCCAATTTCTATTAACGGTAAAACTATCCGTGAATATTCCATTACCAGCAGAAACATTAGTTCCATTACGCATAAATGTAAAGTATGTATATGCGTTCATTTGAACACTTAAAGAGCAAAACAAAAATATTCTGCTACTCGTACTATTTGGCGTAATAGATAGTGTCGGCCCAATTCCTGCAAAAGTTGCACTACTACTAGAATACCTTGCATTTATATTAGCTGTTACAACTTGCAGTATTCCGCCTGTTTGTGCCGCCATTGGTCTTCCACTACTATTAAGTATTGACCCGCTTGTTACAGTTGGCGTTGTCATAGATGGAGTAACTAAAGACAGGCTAGATGCTAATTGGCTAGACCCAACTGCGCCTGAAGCTATATAAGAACCTGTCACCGCGCCCGCAGTAGCAGGAATAGCATTAAGAACTGAGCTAACCAGGAAGCTCTCTATCGTTACCGTATCCCCTGTTGTACATCCATTGTTTAAAACTACCGTAGTTCCGTTGGTCGCTGTGTAGTCTGGGGTCGGCAGGTATACACCGTTTCTGTATACGTTAATAAATCCTGCTGTGTAGCTAGGCGGTGTAAATGTAGTCTGTCCTGATGTTGCAGTAAAGTTAGTTACTGTTCTGTAAGCCGTTGTTGTGACATTAGACGCAGGTATGCCTAAATACCTGGCTGATATATTTCCTGTTCCGCTTGGCGGTGCGCCCGAGAAGGTCAGCGTTGTACCTGATACTGAATATGTACTCGGATCTTGAACGACACCTGATACAACCACCAAGACGGACGCAGTGTTCGCAGGTGCAACAGACATTGTAAAAACAGTAGTTGAGTTATTCCCGTTGAACGTATCTACTACGAACGCTATTTGGTACGGTTGATTTCCAATGTACATTTAGCGAATTTCCTTAAGTATTATTATTGATGTTTGCCCATTGGCATTTATAGTTCCTGTACCTGCATTAACACCCCAATATACAGTATAAGTTGTGCTTGAAGTTGTTGCAGGAGAATCTAAATATTGCCAAGACAAATTACTTTGTACTGAGCTTCCTGGTGAATATAAAAGCCCAAAACTTTGAGTAATACCTGAACCCCCAGCAAGATTTGTAGAATTTCTATAAGTAGTTGCTGAAACATAATCACCCGCCCCAGGCGTATTAACATCAACTAAGGTTACAGCTATTAATATCTTACTTGTTGAGAACTGTGGAGTAATTGAAGCTGTTAATCCTAATGAAACAAATGATGTTGAGGATGTAGTAAGTCCTCCTCCTATAGTACCCTGCACAACCTGAATCACCGACCCAGTTGGCATATTAACAGCCGTTATGATCTGACTTTGGGATAAACCTGTATTGTCTATTGTTGAGAGTGGCATGGTTTAACCTAGTATAGATTTGATCTCATCTGCTGTAATGCCAAGCGCATTTAGTTTGGCCATTGCTGACGCTCTTGTTGATGCTGCTGTTGTAATTAATGCTTGCAATGCTGTCTTATCTGCATCGTGTTGCGTTTGGTTATACACAATTTCCCCGTTAACTAATGTTAAATACGGGTACTTATCAAACGTAAATGATGTAGGAATAAGCACCGCATCTGACGGTATAAGCGATACCTGCGTATCATCAAACCCCCAAGTTTTATTATCAGGTGTTATATAGTGGTTCATCGTAATTCAACCCAAGTATTAAGTGCGCCACTACCGCCATTCGTAGCCACGCTATATGTAGCACCGACTGGAACAACTCCGCAAACCGGACCAAAATAATTTGTTGTAGGAGCTTGCATACTTGTAAAAACAACAACACTGCTAACCGTTAAACTTGTTGCATATCCTACAGTATTAGATCCAGTCATTACAAAAACAAATATGGGTCTTCCAGTTGAATTGGTGTAAGTTGTACCAAGTGCCCTACTTCCTGTTACGCTCGTCCATGTTTGAGGACTATATCCTAATGAAGTAGATGTTTGTGTGCTTGTATCTGAAAAAGTAATATATTTGCTTGAGCCTAATTGAACGCCTGTACTTGTTATTTGTGCAGAATATGCAGATTTAGCCTGACCAAATCCACCAGTGTAAAACTGAATGGCGTTAGATGTCCCTGTGCTGTCAGTAGCAATAACTAAATTACCCGTAGTTCCTGATCCGCTTGGAGCGGACATCAACAAATAACCTTCATTAGCACCTGTAGTCGTATAACTTGAATTGTTATATGTTGAGCTGGTAATGCCCATGTCCACCCAGCCCGATGCGTCATTACCGTTATTTGGGTATGCTGAAAAATCAGCAGAACTATTCGCACCGTTAAAAGTGTTATAGATGTACGTTTGGATATAGTTATTAGCTGATCCGGTACTACCTGTAATTGGGTTTGTAGCGCCGCCCAAAGGAGCAGATGTGCCTGTGTAAACCGGCCCTGTTACCTGGTATGAATTCGTAGGAACAATAACCTGTACAAGTAAGCTCGTGTACTGAACCCAAATATTATTTGTACCGCTTGGGGGTGCAGAAGCAAACGTAATCGTATTGCCTGAAACTGTATAAGCTGATCCTGGGTTCTGTGTGACGTTAGCTACTACCACTAACATCTGATATGTAGATGCAACCGGACGAGACAGTGTAAAAACTGTGGTCGAGGCATTCCCGCTGAAGAAGTCTACAGCAGGTGTGTAAGCTTGGTTGTTTGGGGTATTGCCTATATACACAACTAATCCTTAAATTGCGGTAAGGGCGCTAATCCACACATCGCCAGAAGTAGCCGTGCCGTTTTGCACATACAAGGCATCACTTGCAATCAGTACTACTCTGCTTCCCTGAATCACCTCAAGAGAGCCGCCAGCCGGAACAGTGGCTTGATAGACCAAATAGTAATTAACCGCTGAACGCGTAATATATACAGAAGTCGTAATGGGGGATGCTGTTGTATTAGATACGATCAAACTGGCAATAGCTACTGTGCCCGAACTAATCGAAGAAATAACCGCCACCGCTGATGTACCAACGTTCTTATAGGCATAGGATGTATTTGCGTATGTGGTCATGTTAGCCCATCATAAAAGATTGAAAGTATGCGCTCTGATCCGGCACGTTTGAATATGCAGAAAACTCAGAGGGGTATGTACAGAACACCGTCAGTGTATCTGATGTGCTAAAACTAATCAGTGAAGTGTTTCCTGAACTATTAGACAGCACCGTTGTGCGAGATAGCGTATTACCAGAGGAAGTATAAGAACCAATTCCAACTTCCCAAGTAGCCGCAGTAGGATCTACGATTGTGTAATAAGTGGAGTTGCCGTTACCAATCCCGTTAGAAAATGTCTGAAAGCTGTTTACTGCGCCCGATAGATTAACCGAGCCTGTGCCCGTGGCTACAGTGCCATTCTCCTGAACGCGATCCGCAACTACAAAAGCCATTCATAATCCTTAAGACGTGGCAGTGGTCGAATATGTAACTGCTACAGTATCACCTGCGGTTGTTGTTTTAGCTACTGAGAACCCACCTGCACTCCAAAGAGTTCCAGTTGTTGAGCTTTGTGTGGAGCTTGCGCCTGTACCTGTAACCAAGAAACATCCTGTAATCGTACCGCCAGAACCTGTGATTGTGTAAGTAATAGCCGTTGCAGAACTCGTCACAATGTTAGAGCCTGAAGTCGTTACGTTATTGCCTGTAGCAGTAGCAAACACTGCTGTGCCGCGAACGGCAGAACCACCAACGGTATAGTTCGTAAACTCTGTCCAATCTGAATGAGAAGACATTGTGTCTGTAGGTGAATACCCTGTACTTGTAGCAATAAGACCAAGATAAGGCCCAACAAGCGTATAACCTGAAGCAGTATACAAAGTGGTGTTCATCATTAGAATCTTGCCAACCTGTACAACCTGGTTCTCAAACCCTTCTTCCCACTTCACATTACCGCTTGCGTCACGGCAAGTCATAGTCCAAAAGCCTTCTAAGCCAATTGGGTTTTCTGCTTTTGCATTTGTATGGAGCGTAGCTACTGCGTAATCTCCACATCCTTGTACTTCGTTAGCCATTGTGACTCCTAAGAAATTGTTATAACAGCAGTAGATGAAGTTGCTGCGGGCCAAGTTATTGTGAAGTTACTCATAGTAATATCACTGCCAAAATTTAAAACTGCTACCGAGTTTCCTGTAGTCGCATTGTAGATTAAAGCGCCCCTAGCTGTAATAGTTGCGCCCGTCCAGGTCACATTATTAAAGTAAGGAAATGCTACGTTATTCGCTAAATCTACGCTTGGGTTTTGGGAGATTGTGATTGTATTTCCACCGGCTGTATAACCAGTAGCCACAACCTCATTGGAAGTTCCAGAATAGGTTGAAGTTGTATTGCCAAGAGTAGCTAACCCAGTATACAAAGCAACCTTATATGTATAAGGAGAGCTTGTTGTAAAGTTAACCAGACCGTTTAAGCAGTCTGATTTAAACTGGGTAGTTTGGGTTTGGACGATCATATAGCAGCATTACCTTTAATATTTGTATTGAGCTTTGTTTGACCATCCCTGTACGCATCGCCTCTCTCAAGTCCATCACCAAGGCGTTTAGCAAGTTGAAGTGCTTCAGAGTACTTATCTTCGTAGTACTTAACCATATCCTGCTCACCCTTCATGAATAGCATTGCTTCGCGCATAGATCCATATAAAAGCACGGGATCAAAGTTATCCCCCAACCAGCTTGTGCCAGTTGAGTTGTTAATCGTTGCAACTGGAACGGAAAAGCCAGAACCAGAGCCGCCAACATAGGTAGACAATACGCTCAATGTATCTCCTACCTGGTAGAAGTTACCACCATTTTGCAGAGTAACTGAAGAAACCGTTCCGCCAGAACCGATCAAAATATCTCCATAAGCGCCATTTCCAGATCCGCCAGACAACGGTACATTCTGATAAAGACCAGGAGTATATGTAGATCCAGCAGTTACCGATCCAAGGCCAGTAATAATGCCTTGAACGATTGAGGGCGGATAAAAGAAATAGTGCAGTTCTACGTTATAAGTATTTGTAGAATCTGGGGTAGGACCAAGAATACAAGATAACTCATTAGCATTGCCGTACTGAGGGCCAAATATCGCATAATACTTAGGAACACCAGTAGCATTTGGGCTAGGATAAGCTTCTCTAATAAAGTTAACGTCTTTATTAAGCAGATAAGTAAAAGGTACAGTCGTATAGTCAGACGTATAAACAGCTATTGAATAAGTAGATAGCCAATCTAATGGCAAAGATAAATACTGATTCCCGCCGGTTAAAGTACCCGTTACGTTCTTACGGAGTGAGGCAAAATTAATCGTGTTATACACACGCTCCTCACACTGCTGAACGAATATAGGAATATTTGAAAGAAACAAAGACTCCGTATTCTCAGCATACGCTTGGATCGTGTTGTATAACGTCTCGTAGTTCACGCCATTGGCCCCCTAGCAATTCTGCCTTTAGTAGCAGCGCCATTTCCACGAGTTTCAATTCCTGTTGTCTCAACCATATCGTTGTGACCAATAGAAACACCACCGTTTAGTGGAGTCCAATTTTTACGGGTTGGCATTTCAACAGAGAAACCAATGTCTTTTTGCTCTAAAGCAGAACCATCCATTTTGTGTGGCGGCGCATACTCAGATGCTGGGCCATTAAACTTTTTAGTAGCCATTATTTGCTCCCAGGTTTTTGGTTGCGTGCACGTGCTAGATTACGGCCCATAGCTTTCATAGCTTTGCCTGTTACACCGCCCTTAGCCATTTTCTTTACGCCAAGTTTCTTTTCTTCTTTTTGAAGCATTGACTTAATAAGCTTTTTGTCTTCTGCTTCGTCTTCATGTTTTTTAGCCATTTTCTACTCCTACGTTATCGTTACAGAATTTACCGTGCCATTTGCAACCAAATAGTTTGGCGTTAACTTTCTATCAAACCCACTAGCCCCACCTACTGGACGCCAGCCCCACTGAATAACTCGACTTCCAGTCTCTGGATACCCAACTTCATTCAATGTGTTTAGCACGCCATTTTGGGTTTGCAAACCACTGTTACCGGAACCATAATAACTTATATCAGGTCTTGGCTCACGAACCGCTTGCGGATCGTTAACTGGATACATACCCAATTGTAGTTGTGGATGATCTGGGTCCCAACATTCTCTGCAAACTTTAATCGAATAAGGTTTGGTTTTTATTGTCTCTTTTTTAAGCTCTACAAGTTTGTATCGTTGACCGCATCTGTCACATTCAGCAATCGCAAACTTGCCAGAAGAATACTTACTTGGCATGGCTACCTCGAATAGAAGATGTTCCTAGGAACCCAACGAATCGGGGCAGTTTCTCTGTCTTCAGTAGCCGCTAAATTAAACTGATCCTCGTAATCTTGTTTAAGCATCATTACCCGATTTGGGTCAACTTCAGGCTTTTTAACGCTTATAAAATAAGCAAGCCCAGCCACAAAACAGTTAATAAACCTAAACGGTATATCCTGGATATTTACTCCACCGCCTGCATCTTGAATACGCCTCATGCGCCAATATACAAGTGTGTATGGGCCACCACCTGAATCTGGCGTGGGCCAAACGGTCAGGTTAGGAAGATATTGTATTGTTACAACTGCACCTGCAGTATGCGCTGCAGCGGTTGTTCCGTTTTGACCACGGTAACAGTTAACAATTTGGTTACCGCTAATATTAGCGTACCCAATAATTTCATTATCTAGCTGAATATACCCAGAAGACCGTAAGTTCTGGGTAGTGCTTAATGTTAAAGTCGTGTCTGTTGCAAGGCAAGTACTTGCAAGAGTTATAGTTGTTGTGTCTGAATTGCCAGTTTGGCGGTTATACCAAACTTGGATTGGGCGCCCAGTCGTTAATTTATTAGGTATAGTGGAATAGGTACTTTCACTAATACGGCTTAAATTAATGTCAGATTGATTAGAGGCTAGTATTACTTGTACGGGTTACAAGATCAAGAATATCAATAGTATCAACTGGAACATTGTAAAAGGCTTGCCCCGTAACTAGGGGGATTACGCATTCTTCAACAGTCCAAAGATTAATACCGCGGTTTGACCACTCAATGGTCATAAGATTTATTGACCTACGCGCCGTGCGTAAGTCGTATCCAGACCGCATCTGAAGACCGCAACGCTCATACGACTCCTCGACTAACTCGGTGAGATCTAAATTAAACGCTGTGGTTCCAGATGTTTGTGCCATTATTAATTGGCTTTATTAGATGCTGATTGTTCTTGAGCAACAGTCTGTGGAGCTTCAACTACTGGGGCTACAACTGGAGCAGCCACAATTACTGGGGCTTCTACTGTCGCAACTGGAGCCACTACTGGGCCTTCAATTACTGGAGCAGCAGGTTGTGCAATATCAAGGTGCTCTTCCAACTTAGCCAATAAGGCTTGAGTTTCTTGAGTTATTGCGCCGTGAGCAGCCTCTTGAGAAGCGGCTACATGCTTAATCAAAGCATATAAATGCTCAACGTTTGCTTCGATGTGTTTGAGTAAACTCATTTTTTCTTCCTTGTTTTGGCTGATTTAATAAAATCTTGTTTAGTAGGGGCGCCTTTTGCCCCTGGCTTTCTCATTTTTTCTTTTGAACCATGCTTAATCCGGTCTTGCTTTGCATGGATATTGGCATAAAGTCCGATAGGTCCGCCGCTTTTGTATACCTCAACATCATTTGGATTGTCCTTTCGAACAATCTTCTTTTTATCAGGCATTTTGGACGGATTTACTGCACCCATCCCACGGCTGGCCATCATTTCTTTTTAGCCATTCCACCACCGCACATAGCTTTGACGTGCTCGTGGTGTTTCATGTGACCAGCAGCATGTTCGCCGTATACTTTGTGATGGTGAACATGACCACCGTCTTCCATTTTTTCCATCATATGCACGTTATGTGTATGAGCTGGAGTTGCTTCCTTCATCATTGGTACTTCGCGTTCCATAATTACTCCTTAACAAAATTTACCACGGGTTTTGCCTTTTTGAGCAATACCATCTGCACGAGCTGAAGCTGTTCCGCCAGAAGCCATCTTCTTAACAGTTTTGCCGCCACGTTTCATTCCGGTGTCGCTACCTGCCATTTTTTCTTCGAGGTCACGAGTATGTCCACGTTTTTGAAGTTTGGACTCACCGAATTTACCATGTTTGTTTGATCCTTTTTCTACGTCTTCTGACATAGTTTTAGGACCCATAGTTTCACCACCTTTAGCCATTTTTTTCATAGATCCACCTTTTTTCATACCAGGAGTTGGGGCCATACCGCCCATACCAGCTTGAGGTGGCATAGGAGCTTCAGCCATTGCAGGAGCAGGAGCGCCCATTTCTGGAGCAGCTGCAGGACGACGTTTAGCTGCGATCATTGCAGCTACCATTTTTGGGTTAATTTTTGACTTGGGCATATCACCACCTTTTGAGAACTTCTTACTTTTATCAGCATCGCTGAAATCTTTCCCAACAGATTGTGGGATACCTACCTTTTTAGCAAACGCTGGGTTGTGCGCCACCGCCGCCATTAAGTTATGTTGAGCTTTGGACTTACTTGGCATCTTTCTTTACCAACTTCTGAACTGTATCAGTTTCCCAAATACGAATTATTAAATACACCAATGATAAAACACTTGTTATAAAAAACACGGTAGGCTCCATCCAACCCATCATTCCAAGGAACGTAGTTGTAACAGCAGCTCCATCAGCCATTTCTTTTACATCATGTCCATTCATAAATATTTACCCCTTGTATGTCCTCTCGATGCAATACCATCAGCGCGTTTAGAAGCATGTGAGCGAACTTTACCACCTCTACGCATATTTTCGCTACTGGGTTCTTTTGGCTTACCTATGTCATCTCTTGGGCCAGAATTAGATTCAGATGCGGTTTTAGACTTTAAACCTGGCATAGACCCAGATATTGACTTGCTTTCTAAATCACCCCGTGCAATGCGGTCTTTAGATTCTTTAGAAAGTTCTACTTTTTCGCTGGGGGCTGTTGCTTTATCAATTAAAGCACTTACGCCGGGATGTGCATTTCTTAAAGTTTCGTATGTTACTTTTCCAATAGAGCCTTCAGGCCTATCTTTTGTAGCGCGTTCAATAGCATTACCAATTTCATTTCCAGCGTCATAAGCAAGTCCAGCTGCACCAGCTCTATTAGCTGATCTTAATACAGAACGCCCACCAGCTTCTTGCTGTTGCTGTCTATTCCAGCTATTTTGAGCGTCGGAATTTAATCCTTTTTTAATGCGTTCTATATCATCTTTAATACCACTAAGATCTTCTTTAGGGTTAGGAACAATATCTTTAGCATTTGTCTTGCCAGAAGATTTAAAAGGTTCCATACCTTCTGGAGCTGATTTATTTAAACGTCCCATATTAGCACTTCCAAGCTTTAAGAGATTTGTTAATTCTGCTATCTGGATCGTTCTTTTTCTTTTCGCCAGTTAACTTCTTTTTCATGCCTTCCATTCTGGCACAGAACGAATCTTTTCTTGAACCGCCTTCAGGTTGTGGGGGTTTCAAGTTATGTCCTTCTTTTTTAGCAGAAGCTCGCCCCTTAGCATTTAAACCGCCATTTGGGTTTTTACCTTCTTTGCGTTGCCATGCTGGGGACTTAGCCATTATGTATTTCCTGCGTCTGCTGCGTTTTTAATCAGATAACCTTCTTGCGAAACTGTCAAAGCCGCAGTACCGGTACTAACTTTTGCTTGCAATTGAATGTCTGTTTTTTCCGGTACAGCCCTAGGCATTACTCGCTGTGTATGGTAGTTGTTTGTAAACGGAGCCACAATAGTAACAGTCGGTACACCTGTGCTACTTGTTTGGTAGTTTTGATACGTTGCAAAACCTGCGGGGTTGGCGTTTAAGCTGGTGTTAATATCAATCCGGCTTAAATAGAACGTATATCCGGCAGGCACAGTGTAAATGCCCATCAAAGTGCGGCCATTACCCGCCGCAATCTCTGCATACAATGTTGTATCTGATGTGTCTTTTAACGTAATATTACCAGTAGGAGCGCCACTAGCTACTGACATACTGTTGATACGGAAATAAGACTTAACCGTAGTTACAGCCGTTGTACCGTTAAGTTTTATGTTTTCAGAAATTTGGTTGTAGTTTGCGTCTAAACCGTTAATAGTTATTAACGAAGTTGCATCTGCGCCAGTGTTAACAGAACTAACAAGGTGCATTTGAATAGCAGATGACGGGAAAGTATAGGAGGTATTACCTTCCCACACAGGCACAAACGATGTACCTACCGCTGTTTGATAACCATAAATGTTTAAAACACTATGTCCATATACTTGACCACGAGCTACTTGTAGGTCAAATGGTTCCGTCTTGTTTTGACGTGTTGATGACGATATTATGCCGCCGCTAGATAACGATGTTGCCATGAATAATCTCCTTAAAGGTTAAAGATAGGGGCCGAAGCCCCTAGAGATTAGTCAAAGTTACCGTATGGGTAAGCTGAGCTTGTACCAATGTTCATGTCATTTTGGTTGTAACGCATTGTTACCTCAATTTGACCTGATGTTGGAGTTGTTAAGCCAGTGTTAGTAATTTTAAGTGTTACAACAACTTGACCAAACCATGCTGGATCTGTACCAACTTGTGGGTTTTGGAAGTCTTGTAATGTTGCACTAGCATAAGGCAATTGTGAGCCAACATAAGTTGCTGTTCCACGAGTAGCTGAAGTGATTGCAGCCATCGTAGCATATACACCAGTAGATGTAGCAAAGTTGTTAGAAACATAAGGCTGAATTGAATTAGCTGTTACGCTTCCATCAGTTGGCAATGTGCCAACGTCAACGATCACATCAGTGATATTGCAAGAATAAGGAATATAGAAAACTACGCCGCGATAAATAGTGCCTGTAGCGTCAGCAGTTGGGGCAGAAGCTTTAGTAGGTCCGCTATTGCTAAATACGCCAGCTTGTGGAGTATAAATAGTAGCAATGCTGTTTGGGATGTTATTAGATGCAACAAAAATACCAGAACCGCCACCGTAGTTAGCAGTGTTAGGTGTTGTTACAGAAAAATCTAATAGGGCCGTTTGAACGAGGTCTGTATAACCTACATCACGAATTGGGCCAAAACGATTTTGCCCAGATAGGATTGGGCCGGAGAATGTGGAACGTGCCATGACAAATGTCCTTATGCAAAAGTTACCTTGTTAATCGTTGCATCGTCTGCTGGGCCAGTGGCAACAAGGTGGAATTCCCAGATA